TCTTTTCTGTTTCAGCTGCAGCAACACCTTCTAAATTGCCTTCAGGCCCTAATACAGTTTTTTCAATAGCGCTTTCAACCCCCTCTTGAGACTTGGTTAGTTTTTTCTTTTCTCTTTGTAATTTTCTATATTCTCTTGCCTGTTTAGGCATTAACTTATCAAGGTCTTTTTGTTGAGCTTTACCTACTTTATCTAAAAACTTATCTGTATACTTGCTTGCCCCTGTTGCTTTAAGTATTTTTTCAAGCGCACCTAATTCGGCAGGGTCCTTACCTTCAATTTTAAATTTTTCTATATTTTTATTTATTCTTTCTTTTGCAGCAGTGTATCCCTTACCTTTACCTTTTTCAAACTCTTTTATCTTTTCATCTATACTGCTCAGTTTTTTATCAATTACTTGAAATGCAGAATTATCTTCGTAGATGTTTCCTGTAGACTTTTCTTGTTTAGGTAAAGCTGCTTGTAATGTTTTTTCTTTCTTTTTATTTTCTTCTTGCTGTTTATCGTATTCTAAACGATCATTGTTAGTTTTTTGTAACTTTTTAATTTCTTCTGTTTGAGTTTTTAAAGCGTCTATATACTGAGTACGAGAATCCTGTTCTAATTCAGCGCGCTGGTTTGCACCTTCAGTAGCATCAATAAGACTACTGATGTCTTTCATTGCTTTACTCTTATCTAATGCCTCTATAAACGTTTCTACGTCTTTATTAGGCTTAATTTTACCAATAGCAGTATTAAGCTTTTTAATGCTTTCTCCTAAACTCTCAACTTTATTGTCTACAAGACTTAACGAAGTAGGCAACGGACCAACAGATGTGCTTAGATTGCTTAATGTTTTATTAAGTGTATCCAGTGTGTCTTTAAGGTCTTCTGCCATAAAAATACTTAGGAACGAGAGTAACCTTTACGTCATTTACGTAAAAAGAAATCCGCAGTTACATTAAATTCAATTGTTGTATCGTTTTCTCTTTGTATTTGTAATAAGTTTTCTCTTATATTACTATAACTATCCAGATAAGACTGGATACTATTAATTACACTTGAAGGTAAATTTTCTATTATCTGTAACCGGTCAACCCATGTAAACGACTTATACTCTAAGTTTTCTGCTTCTGATTTTATACTTTCTACAAACAAAGCAACGCTGTTTATCACTACTTCACTTATTGCTTCTTCAGGCATGTATTTTGTTTCTTTAAGATTTCCTCTTAACTCTACTTCCATGTCATATTGTTCTTTTATTGTAGGTACTTTCAATTCAATTTCTAAATTATCTATTTTATAAACCGCATTACTTGGCACTCCTGATAAAGAAGCTGCATAATTTAAACAACTATCAAAATCTCCTGTTTCTTCATCAATAGTTATTTGAGTGCCCAGGGCATCTTTTCTTAATGCTAATAATATAACAATACGGTCTATTATAGTTAAAGTATCAATAATGTCCTCTGTGCAATTTTCTTTTAAAATTTGATATGTATTTAAAACAAATTTTGTATCAAATAAAACGTTATCAACAATACAGGCATAGAAGCCTTTTTGCTGCTTAGCTGTAAGCGGCTTAAACTTTACCACTCGCTGTAAAGATGGCAAAAACACATCTATAGAGTTTTTATCAGATATAGCATTGAGAGTAGCTAAAACAGTATTAATATTTGCCATATTGTTAATTACATTATTATTTTAGAATCCCAGCTCGGTATTAGGAGTCATTGGCATGTTTAACCCGCCAGATTTAGTGTTAGCGCTTTTTTCAGACTCTGCTTTTTGTATATCTTGCATGTAATACATCCAATATACTTGCAACTCTACTGGGGTAATTTTATCTATATAATTTGGATCAAACCCTGCAAATTTAATCATATTATAGAACGCTCTATAAACGTTATTTAAATTTTCCGTAAACAATAGCTCAATACATTTTTGTAACACTTCATAAGTTATATTACATGAAAGTCTTAGTACTGGTTGTTTGGTTACTGGATTAGGTACCGATAGTAAATCAAACACCTCGTATTCATTCTCTTTATTTTCTATTACTTTTGTAAGATCGGTAACTAATGCATACGGTAACGACTCAACCACTCTTAACCGTTCATCCATTGTTAAATCCTTAAATATAACAAGCTCGTTTTCAACTTTTATAGTATCTATATAAGATGCTAAAATAACAAATATATCTTTGTTATTACTAAGGAAAATGTGTTCGTCTCTTATCTTATATGACGATATCTCTATTGTAATATTGTTATATTGTAACGATGTGGATTTATTAATATTCTTTACTTTTTTAATTAATTCCTCTACAGTAATAGAATAATTGAACGTGCCACCATCCGATAAGGTACCTTTCAATCTTAAATCCGGACTTATACAATAATTACGAATAGTTAAAAGTAGAGATAATTTATCTTCAAAGGTAATATCCTTATCAACTATATCAGAACAAAGATCTTGTAGTATAGAGTTGTATTGCTGGATAGTTTCCTTTTTGTCAGTATTATACAAGCTTTTAACAAGCTCTCTATATTGTTTATAATAAAGCTCTTTTATCTGTACCTCAGTCTGTTTGCTGGGTAGATAAGCATTTAACTTGAAAGGCATCGCCTATTAACTTACCTCATACGTAGAGTATGTCCAGGTTGTCTTGACACTGCGAGTTCCGGTTTTAGGGTTCCCGTAACTGAAATTAAACGTGGACGCATCAACAGCAATTGGAACCGCGTTTTTATAGGTTATTGTTTTACGGTGAGGAGCAGCGCCTCCGTTTGGAGTTGTTTTATTAATAAAAGAAACAATAATATCTGTTTTAAAGTTTTGACTTGCAGCAGTAACTGATGAATTTCGTGCAAATAACCCATAATGGGAAACTGCAATCACCCATGGTCTCAATACATAATCAATAAAAGATTGGTTAGTTTCTAAAAACATTATATCAACATTCGCTACACTGGTTCTACCACTAAGATAGTTACCACCTAAGAAACCACCATAACCGTTTACCCCTGCAGCAGCTGCTGCAGCTGTACTATTACCAGAAGGTGCTAAAGCACCGCCTGCTTTACCTGCATTAATAGATTCCCCGGGCATTGTTACACCGTTAGCAAAAAATACATCATCCTTGTTAATAGAATTCCAGTAATTTAAGCGTCCAGCCACATCAATTACATCTAAGTACAAATCTGTAACATCTCCTGTGTTTGAGGCAAAAGCATAATTTAAATTTGATAATATACTACTACCACCATCTGCACCTTTTAAATTGGTAAACCCTACAGCAAAATTAGCCTCTACAGGTATATGTAGATTCGGATCCGAAAGGACCTGAGTAAGGAACGTGTAATTTGTATCAGGCATTTTACCTTCTTCTTATTGCATTGCTGGTAGTGTTGAGAGCATTTGCTACACCACCAATTGCATTAACTGTACCCTTGACTGTGTTAGCCACTTGGGTAACGGTGCGTAAACCGTTTAGTACATCATTTAAGCCGAAACCTGTACTAGCCCCGGCACCACCGCTAGCATTTACACCACCGTTAGTGTTTGACCCATTAATACCAAAAGTACTATAAGATGGGCTTGTACCGTTAAATGATTCCCAGTACTGATAACCAAGCACCACTTTAAATTCCTGTACCTTACCAGTACCGTCCATATTAAATGTTATACCAGGTGTGCTTACTACAAATAAACCATTTAATTTATATGTTGCAACTGTTTCAAGGGCATCATCTAATACCTCTATTTGAGCAAAATTTTCTGTGGTAGAAACCGGATTAGCTTTAATACGATTAGGGTTGTTTGCAGCAACTTCTTCTAAGCGTTGTTCAAACCATTGTTTTAAGTATAGAGTCTGATCTGTTAAAAACGTTAATTCCCACTGTTCCGATTCTCCGTAATTTCTTGTACCTGTTGAATGAATGTCTACCCCGTAATACTTAACTGTTGATATAGCCGCTTTTTTACTTGGTAAAGCCATACTCTTGATATACACTAAACGATCTTCTCCAAGTACTTGACCGTTAAGATGTATAGCAGTAACACGTGCTTGGTAATCTCTTGAAAAACCATATGTCTGTGCTGACTGATAAAACTGCTGTAATGTTTGATTTGTAGACATGTTTGTTAATACTTACGGATTAAACGACGGTTTATACTGTAGTGAAAAATTGAAATGCTAAGGTAACTGTTACTTTTGCAACCTCTTGCCCAGCGCTGGATACATCATATTGAGCACCATTTATTACAGTTGGATATACCCCGTATAAAGTATAGCTTTTTGGGGAATATATATTCCCAGCCGGGTCAGGAACTGTACCTGCAGGGTTAGTTGCAATAGGTTCAGATAAAAGGTTAAATGTTAAGTTACATTTACCGAAATTTATCGCTGTAGGGTCCATGGAATTAGTTTCGTTGTTATACAAGTACCTACTCCAGGTTTCAAATATGTTTCTAATGTTTAAATAATTGTCCGATATAAATGTTAACTCCCAAGATTCATTATCAGGATAGCTAACAGTTGTAGGTACATTAAACTCAAATGCTTTATATGGTACCTTTGCTGTAGTTATTCTTCTTGAAGGTATTTTAGCAGATTGTGCGTATAAAGTATAAGGAGAATTCTTAAGCAATGTATCTACATCTGGTGGTGCACCATCTATAGCTTCTAATACAAAATTATACTTCCTGCCAATGCCATACGTTTTTACTGCATCGTAAAAATTCTGTATATTTGGCAATGTATCTGGCATACTAATACTTAAGCTTAGAACAACAAAAAACCCGACTTTTCAGCCGGGTCATTTGTTATATATTGGTTATATCAACCTACAGCAGTATCAGTCCAATAATGGAAAGCTAATGTAGCTGTGAAATCTAATGGTTTACCGGTACCTGCAATATCATACTTTAATGTGCCTAATTTTTGAATATAAGCACCGTATAAGGTATAAGAATTGAGTATGTTTAATTTATCATCAACTTGGTTAAGTTGAATAATAGATTCTGGACCTCTTACTGATAAATCCCCCTGACTTGTCTGATCATCAAAAATAAGGCTTCTCTGCCATGTTTCTAATTTGTTACGAAGTAAGTTAGCTTTATCAGCACGGAACGTTACATCCCAACCATTACTACCAGGATACTTTACAGTACCAGGAAAGTTAAAATCCAGACCCATATAAGTTGCTGTTTGATTTGTAATAGCTCTGTCGGGTAAAGTAGCTGTAGTAATATAAACGAAATCGTCTTCATTAAACGTGCTACTACCGATAGAAACTACCCGTAACATGTAGTCACGTGCAAAGTCTCTTTGCTGTGCTACTCTATAGAAGTCTTGTATTGTTTGTGACATATTAAATATTTATGTTAAGGTTATTGTAATAATTCCTGGAAGTTTTGAGATGTCTTAGTAGCGTAGAAGTTTACTAAGATAAACTCTGCTGTACGAACTGGCTTAATGTAGATGTCTACAACAAGTGAGTTATCGTCAACAACATCAGGTGTATTATTAGTTGCGTTACACACAATTAAGTAGTCGTATAAA